GCCAGAGGCAGAAGAAAAGATACCATGACCTTATAGAACAGACTATTCTATATAGGCTAATCAGGAGTGAATTTCTTATCCTTCATGTAACCCCACTGACCCTTATGGAGGGCACGAACGCCCTTGCTCTTGTCATATCGGGGAGTCTCTGGTTTCTTATTCATGAACTCCTTGTAACGCTTGCCATGTTTCATGCGAGCGTCACGTTCCTTATTAGATTTTTCTTGCTCTGCTTCTTGACGCCGTGCTTTGGCATCAGAATACCAAGACAGTGAGCGTTCGGAAATCATGCAGTGTAACCCTTTGCTTTACGATCGTGGTCAATGGTCGCCTGCATCATGCGTTGCTTCATACGTTCCTTGGCTTTCTTCTTTGCCTCAGAGTCATCAACTTTTGCAGGGGCAGCAGGTGCTTCTGCTACAACCTCTTCGTTCTTTTTGGAGAACTTACCATCGACTTCACCTTTCTCATAGCCAACACCATCGCCATCGTCGTCCCACCAACGCTTGACTTTTTTCTCTTTGGCTTTCTTCTTGGCGGATTCTCTCAGTGCCTCCACCTCAGAACGTACGATTTTTCTTAGTGATTCAGACATGAGATCCTCTTTCTTGGGGTTGATGATCACGTTACCTTTCTTTTTGGTTTGCGTGACTTCTTTGTTAGTGTCAGGTTTCATTCGGAAATTCCTAATTCTGCACGCCAGGAATATGTAGTCTCCTCACCCATGCGCCTTGCTACGTTACGAGCGCCACGGGAGATAGAGCGAGCAGCGCCGCCGACTACCTTTTTGATTCCTGACTTAATTCGATCGCGAAGACGAACGCGATTCGCGTCTCCACCACCGCTGCTGCTACCACCAGAGGAGGAAGAAGCAGGACGAGATTCAACACCACCCTTGGGGGTGCCACCAGGGTTGCTACCCTTAGAACCTCGCTCATATCCTTGCTTGAAGTTGGAAGCGGCAGACTTTGCTGCGCGACCAGCGGCACCAGCGGCATAACCAGCGCCCTTGGCGACTGCCTTGCCAGCGGACTTCAATGCCGCTTTCAGTTTCTCTCCACGACCACTGCCAGACGAGTCAGAAGACTTGCTTTGGAGACGCTGACGTGCCTCAGCACCAGCATCACGCTCAGCAGGTTTTGCCTTGCTAGCAGCAGACTTCATGGCAGCACCAGTTGACAGACGATCCTTCGCCTGATCTCTGCGACGTTGGATCTCTTTGGGATCCATACGCTCAACCAGAAGATCGATGTCATCGATCATTTCCAGTGCTTCGGTGAGAACTTCACCATCCAATTCCATCAATGCCTCAACACAGATGTCATGGAGTTCTTCAAAGGTGAATGTATCAAAATCTTCGTCAGAGATAATGTCCTCTACGAATACTTCAAACTCTTCCTTCCTCGTCAGGTTCGCCTTACGGTATTGAAGATCAGCACGAGTGCCACGATCCATCTTACCCTGAGACTTGGGTTTGGTCTTGCCACCTACGTCAGGTTGCATACCAGGGTTTGCTGCCTTGACTCTGCGACCGTGTGTGTATTCAGCACCCGATTGCTTGGAGTCACCAGAAACCATCTTGCCACCCTGAGAACGAGAGTCAGCATACTCTTTGTCAGACTGACCATGCTTACCCTTGTAACGCTCTTCGATCTCAACACTCTCAGACTTGACGCAGTTGTCAACAGTCTTGTCACCTTTCTTCTTGGTCTTGGGAGTACCAATCTTGTAACCTTTCCAGCAAGCCTTGCCATCGAGACCCTTATACTTTTCCACCAGTTGCTGATGAAGGTCTTCGATGTCAATGTGCTCACGCTGCATGTTCATCCCAATGTCCTCAGGATGCTTAGCGGTCTTCTCTCCCTTCTTGCCAACGACAGAATATCTGCCGTCAGACTTCTTACCAGTGATAACCATAGAATTACCACCGACAGTGATGACGCGACCGATGTTGCGATCATCCTTGAAGGCATTCTTATTCTTGTCGATCAATGCCTTGTCAATCGGGAACCCAGCATAACCTTCGACCACCACCTCGTGCGACTCGATGATGTCGATGATTTTCTCTACCGCTGCTTGCAGACGGCGAGTAGGACCTTCCTGACCCTCATTTACGCAGCGCATAATCATACGCTGTTCTGCCTCAGTAAATTCTAATAAGGCAGCACTTACTTTGATATCCAGCATTGATCTAAGGAAAAGTATAGTATTATTTATTATTGATGGGTTTTTGATTCTTTCTGAACTCGCTGAACTTCTTGATTTCTTGCCCAGGAGTCATGTTCTGAACCGCCATTCTATATGTATCAGTTCCAACTTTCCAATCATTGCCGCTACCATCATCGGCAGAGTAGTTGGATTGATTGTTAGGGTCAGAGACTTCTGTGATGTGCTGCAACCATGCACGATGCTCACCACCGAGACCATCTTCCATGATGATGTAGTTAGGACCACGGTGAACAATCTTGCCGATCATACCAGTGTCGTCATGCTCTACGATAGCACCCACCTTGAAGATATGATCGAGCATGTAATAGTCGCGGAAGGATTCAAAGTCTAGTTTAGGTGCATACTCCCATACAGACTCCTTGACTGCCTTCTCTTTCTTCTTACCAGCAGGTTTCTTCTTCTCGGGTGGTTTCATGCCATCGAGAACATGCTGCATCATTTCTTTGGACTTCTTGTATCCACCAGTTCCTGCATGGAAGGCATCGTGGTCGCCTCCCTGGGCATGGGCTCGCATCTTGGAAGCAGACAAGGTTTCGATAGGATCATCACTATCGTTATTTCTAGCACCAGCAGACTTAATGTTAATAGACTTGAAGTCATAGTGCTTACCATTATACTTCTGAGTTAGATTTTCAAACTCTTTCACGCGATCGTCACCGACCACCATGGTAACGTGCTCATGACCTTCGTCATGCAAGTCACGAAGGATGTCAAAAATGTTTCTGTGTGCCTCAGAATTCTGAATCTTGTCAGCATGATCCTTAAACATACCACGCATGTGTTGGATCTTCTGCTCTGGGTGCAGAGGATTCTTTTTATGATCCTGAGAACGGGAGGGATAGATACGATAGTTGCCAGAGTCACCAGAGTGTGCCTTTACAGCATCAAGCAACTTACCATGTCCTGCATGGGGAGGATTGAATCTACCGAAAGTGATTGCGACATGCTTGTCGATTACTTCGTTCTTCTTTTTGCTTGTGGTTGCTTTCTTAGCAGCGGCAGCTGCTTCGATGATGAACTGACGAAATCTCATTTGCCCCAATCTTTTGCTACGGTGAAGTTTGCCCGAGAGAATTCAAGTCTATCAACAAGTTTGACAGCAGTGCCATCCTTGATGGCCACAAATCCTTCTGGACTCGTGACTTTGTAACCCGTCTCATCTTCTAGGAATGTGCCAACCCCCTCAATCTTTTTGAGACGATTGATGATCTGTTCTTTCGCTGTGATGAGGTTCTTGAACCCCGACAGCGCACGATAGATCTCAGACTTATTACTATTTAGGTATTTGATTGCCTCCTGCTTCTTATCATTCCACTTCTCCTTTGCCTTAGGTGTCTTCACACCTGCCTCTTTGAGTGCATAACGAGACTCAACGAAGACCTTGAACTCGTTCAGCATTTGGATGCTGGATGAGGGGATCTTACCTTCCTTGATCTTCTGATTGAAGTAAATCTTAAAGAGTGCAGCAGGTTCCATGCCAGTCAGTTTGCCACCGATCTGGTTCAGGAAGTTCCTAGAAGAATCTAGGTTACGCTTGGCAGTCCTCATGGACATATTCAGTTTGTTGAGTTCGCCAGGGCTGAGGTTTGCAACGCCGTTGGTGTTGGTGAACTCAGAGGAGAATACTGCCACATCAGGGTTACCTTGCAGACCAGAAACGTCAACACCAAAAGATGCCGCCATGGAATCAAAATCTTTTCCACTGTACTTAGTGTGAAATACAATACCTAGTTTAGATGTTGCAACCTTCTTGCCCATCTCAGTCGCTGCTTCGACACAATATGTGATGGTGTTTGGTTTGAACTTGTAACAACGCTTGCCGCCCATGGTAGTGATCACGGGAACACCAGTGTATAGAAGGTCACCTTGAATCACACCCTTAATGGGCAACTTAGACAGATGATCCAGTGCCATCTTCAACTTGGCAGCAAGTTCTCCCTGATACCACTGGTCAATATCACCATGACTATAACAGATCTTAGGTGCAGTCTTGGCGAACACAGACTTGGTGCCGACGAAGAAGAAACCATTGACAGGATCTTCACCACAGATGATAGCGGGAGCACCATCCCACTTCACGGTGACCTTCATCTGACTGCCACCACTACCAGTGGTCAGCATACCTTTGAGTCCTTCAAGGAAGTTCAGAGCATTCTGAGCACCAGCATATCCCTGGTTAAAAATATCATCTTCAAGGTGTTCGAGGTGTGTGTTCTTGCTCATGGTTGGACGCCGATTCTATCGTTTAGTGGGGAACCTTTGGATGCCTTTGTTCTGAGAACGAACTTGGTATCATTTGTAAACTCATTGTGGAACTTGTTCTCCATCTTGAATTCAGGAAGACCGTTGGCCTGGATTCTAAACTTGTAGTAAGAAACCTGTGCCATCAGAAAGTCTCTTACAAGTTCAAGATAGTTAAGACCATTGGTACGGTCCTGACTGATCTTAGTAATCGCAACTGCCATCAGATAAGACAGTTGATTATATTTACCAAGGCGACCAGTAGTCAGATTTGCCTCATTGAGGAATCTTGGATTGCCTCTGATCCAGCGGTCGTACATGGAATTCCAGGTTGCCATGTTCGCATCAATGGTTGCATCTGGGAAGTTCTCAGGCGTAGGGTTCTCAGGTATCAATGAACTTAGATTAGCAGGTAACTCAGACGAATACGGTTGGGTCTGTGCCAGATATCTGATTGTCTCATACTGGGTTTGGGCAACACCTTTGGATTCATCGCCCAAACGTCTCAGGACTTCATACTCAACCGTCCGCCTAAACTGCATCATGAAAGGATCATTTGGATTATCATTCACAAACGTCATCAAGTCCTGTGGTTTGATGACGTTAGTAGTAGAAGACATTACTTTCACCGAGAAAGGATACTCTCTACCAGCATCATCGTAAATAATAAAGTCAACAAGAGGATAGTTGCCCTCTGTTGGTACAAATACTGTTGCATTACTCTTGTCGAGATCAGCAAATCCCATCGCTTCAAGTGATCTATGTCCATGTTCAAGAACGCAGATGGGTGCTATCAACTCACTGAAATCTTTTTGTATATTATTGAGACTATCAAATGCAGAACTACTTGCAAATAGTTGATATGCACTCAACAATTCTGATCTATCAGATCCACTATGACTATCACAATAGTCAATCAGTTGAATAAGATAGTTCTTTAATGGAATTGGTATATCTCTATCACGGACTACCTCTCTAATCTTAGCAAGGTAGGCATTGTACCTCATCCTAGTACCACCAATACCAGGAAAGTCCTGAGGTTTCATTGATACTCTGACGCCGCTAGTAGTTGCCTGAGGTTTCTTAACAGCAGAGATACTTATCCATCCCTGTATGAAGTCTTGGGCGCGACCGTTCGGATACCAACAAACCTCCATTCTAGATGGAGGAGTATTCAGTCTCTTCGCAACGTAGTGAACGTCAGCATCTTTTGGCACATCACCTAACTTCTGGTTACCAGTTTCAGCAGCGTAAATAGGTGTTGCTCGGTTAACCGTGCCATCATGACCAGCAGCAAATACAGGAATGTATCTTCCCCAAACGTCTTGGATTCTAGATGCCACAGCGTATCATTAATCGTCGAGACTATTTAGGTAGTCTTTCTCATTTTGATAGGGAGTTTTCTTTTGTGTCCAGATCTCATATCCCTCTACAAGATCTGGGATCAACCACTGGTCCACCCGATAGCAATACTTCCAGTTGACAGGTTGAATACAATTCATCACGACAACTTGAAAGAATGCTACCAGGTGGATCCAGAGACTAAGCATTAGTCTGCCTCAAAATTCTTGTAGTGTTGTTCAAGTTTATCATCGAGTTGCAGAATAACTTCACGGATCTTTTTAACTCTCAACGGACAACAGGTCTCATCCAATGTGTATCCTCTCTGTTCAACAACGAGTGCCTGCAATACAGACACTGCCATTTCGGGTTCAAGTTCAATAGTAATCATCAGATGTCACCTACTTTACGATTTTCAGATTCTTGGACAGAGAAACTACCGTCAGCATATCGAGCAGCAAGTTTCAGAGAGTTGACGTAGATAACGTGGTCAAAGGTCACGTCCAGAGCATGACATGCCTGAGCAACATACCACATAACATCACCCAATTCTTTGACAAGGTGCTCCTTGTTAGCATCATTCCACGGTTTGCCTTGGAACTTCAACTTCTTCACGATCTCCATAAACTCACCACCCTCAGCACAGATGCCAGAGGCAGCAGTATCAAGACGTGCAATGTCACACCCTTCCTCTTTCAGTTCACGCAGACGTTCGATATACTGGTCTTGCTTCTTGCTAGGGTTCGAGCAAGTCTTGTCAGCAAATTCCAGGTACTTATCAAGGTCAACACGGAAGCGATCGGGGTCAGTCTTCTCTTGCTTCTTCTCTTCTTCCTTTTCACGGATCTTGGAAGCAGTCACCCAGGCATTGAAACCTTTCTTGTTGATGAATTCTTCGGGAGTCTTAGGAGTATCCTCCTCCATGTCATCCAACTTCTCCTTCATCTCTTCTTCCAAATCCTTAGCGGCATTGGAGAGTTTTTCTGCCGCTGCCGACGCTGCATCTTGCTGATCAAAATTTACATTGACACCAGCAGCAGGATCCACAGGGGGTTGCCCAGGATAGTTGGTTGCTTCGGGGGTCTTTTTCTTAGTCATACTTGCCAGGAATCAAATTTACTTTTGGTTTTCAGTTCGATGATTTCGTCATCAGCGTTACCCGAATCGATCAGGTTGTCTTGGGCAGACTGATCACAATCATACAGTCTCATCTTTGCCCTGTCAATACCAACGATGAAACGCTTGTTCATCGTAGGATCGTTGTATCTATTCTTCAACTGCTTGACCATAATCTGACCCATGTTCTCCAAGTCTTCGGTAGAAATGAGAGCGAACATTAGGTCAGCAGTAGCAGGGAGACCGAAAGATTCAGAGGTATCTTTCAAATCCACGTCAGAGTTACCATAACCAGAACGAGTAGTCTGTGTGGCAGATACAATAGGAACGTTGTGCTCAACAGCAAGACCACGCAGTTCTTCTGCAATAGACTTAATAAATGTGTAGGAGTTGACCACAGCATTCTTGTATCGTGCAGATGCACAGATGTTCAGATAGTCAATGAAGATAATGTCAGGAGCAAACCCACGCTTCATACTCAGTTCGTTCAACAGAGACTTGAAGTGATTAACATGAGCAGAGGCAGTAGGGTACTCCTTGATTACCAGACGACCTCGGGTCTTCTGTGTCAGGGCATCGACTTTGGTTCGGAATTGGTTCTTTGTGAAAAGTGGATCAGAGAGTTGCTTGATGTTGAGGTCGAGGAGGTTGGCATCAATTCGTTCAGCAATCTTCTCCTCTGCCATTTCAAGTGTAATGTAGAGTACGTTGCGCCCCTGCAAGAGGCAGGCACTAGCGACGTGGCACATGAATAGAGACTTGCCGACGCCCGTGCCAGCAAGAGCGATGTTGAGAGTCTTGCTAGGCAGACCACCTTTTGTAATTTTGTTGAAGTATTCAAGATCGAAGGGAATTTTGTCTTCTTTCTTATGGTAGAAATCGTAGCGGTCATCAGCGTCTAGTAAGTAATCGTGTCCAACAGTATCATCAAAGCATGTACCCAGTGCTTCCGACATGATATGTGGGATAGCATCTTTGGTGCGAGTCTTATCTTGCCCATCAGCAATCTTGATAGACTCCATCAAAGCAAGATAGATCGCACGTTCTTTGCACCACTTCTCAGTGGTGTCCATCAACCAGTCATCATTATATTGAGTTTCATCTAACTTAGTATCAAGGAAGTCTTCGATCTCCTTGATAATGTCAGAACTCAAATCCCGACGCTTTTCAATCTCAATTTTGAGAGCAGTAGGTTCGGGTTGTGTATTGTATTCAGTCACATACTCATTGATGTGATTGAATATAATTTTGTAAGGTTGAAAATCGAAGTATTCATCTTTCAAAAAAGGCAACACTGACCTGAGATAGGTCTCGTTTAGGATCAGTTTGCTCAACGCAATCTCTTCGATCTTTTGCATTAGATGTAGTGTAAGTAAGTGCCAACAATATACTTGTCATTTGATACAGGGACAAGTCCTGCATGTGGGTAAGTCCAAGTGGGCGGGAACAGCAAACACTTACCTCGTTCTGGTTTGATCTTCAAGTCCCTATCAGGGAACTCAGTCTCACCACCTTCATCCACATCATTGAGGTAGAAGAACAATGCTAGGAATCTCCTAGCACTATCATGATTTCCAACATCAGCGTGGAGATCAAAACGATCATCCTTCGATACACTATATTTTTTGAGACGAACTTGCTCTAAGGTATTCTCATAGGGCCAGTTGTCGCGACAGTTAGTGTCTTCCATGTACCGTTCGGAGACCTCTTTGATTGCCTCAATCAATCTGTTATGGACCTTTGCCCACCCAGAAGAAAGGTTGTCCTGTGCATACTCAGTTATATTGAACTGACTAAACTGTGGACGACCTTGCCTCTCCCAACGTTCAAAGTCAGTATCTCTACACAGTTCAAGAATGTTCTTGCAGAGGTTATCGTCAAGAACATTGTCATATGTTCTGATGTAGAAATTAGGATCCATAACTAAACTCCTGACGTGCTGCTTCTTCAAGTTGTGCCATCACTTCTTCGGTGAAGTATTTCTCGGGATCAGCGAGAACAGACTTAGCAAAAACAGAAGATTCACCAATCTTCCAGCGAGTGCCGACCCTGGTGAATACTCCGTACTTCTCACCCAATTCCAGAAGTCCGTAATACTTATCCAGTCCGCGTTCGTCATAGAATAGTCTCGTCTGAATCTTGGAATTTTCTTTGGTGAAGCGAGACTTCTTGGTCTCACACTTGATAATGTTACCCACTACCTCAGTACCATCCTTCTCCTTACTCTTGGACAGATACACAATAGTCGATGCAGCGTATTTAAGTCCACTACCACCGCCCATTTCTTTCATTGGCACATAGGATCCCACCACATCATAGGTGTGGTTGGTGACGAGCAGAGGGATGTCTGCCTTACCCAGTTTGAGAGTCAGCACACGGAAGATAG